TGTTAGACGCACCCAACGCACCAGCTGGATATTCATTCAGATGGATCCGTGAATCAACAAGAGGAAATGATGACAAATCGAATATGTCAAAACGTATTCGAGAAGGCTATGAACCTGTGAGAGCAGAGGATTATCCTGAGTTTCAGGCTCCAACCGTTGAGAACGGAATACATGCAGGAGTTATAGGGGTTGGAGGATTAATTCTCGCTAAAGTTCCACTAGAGACAGTGGCGGAAAGGGGTGCTTATTTTAATGAGCAAGCCCGAACGCAAATGGAAGGTGTGGATCACAACTTTATGCGAGAAAGCGACCCTAAGATGCCGTTAAAAGGTGGAGACATCGATAGGTCATCTAAGGTCGAATTTGGTAGTAGGAATAATTCCGACGATGATTAACACTATATTTACAAAAGGAGTAAATTATGGCAAATACAGATGCCCCTGATGGATTTACACCCGCAAAACATATGTATGGTGGTACAATTCGTGCTGCAAGAATGAGAATCGCGAGCGCATACGACACAGCTATTTATAGCGGTGACGTGGTTACTTTAGCTAGTGGTTATATCAATCAAGGCACGGCGACAAGTACCCCAGCAGGAGTTTTTTACGGTGTACAATATAATGCGTCTGACGGAACCCCTACGTTTTCTAAAGTATGGACAGCAGATACGGCTACTCAAGGTAGTGATGATGCTATTGCTTATGTATATCGCGATCCAGCGATCATATATGAAGCACAATTTACTGCAGGAACCCCTGCGGTAAGTTTTATTGGCAGCAAGTACACTCTCTCAACGACAGCAGGTTCTTCAACGAACGGCAGGTCGAAAGAGGGTGTAACAGCAACTACTTCGAGTGGAATAGCACTGTGTGTAGGTTTTAACTTAGACCCAAGTAATTCAATTGGGGCTAATGCTAGAGCTTACTTCACATTCCCGACATCAACGTTTGCAGTCTAAATTAAGGAGATAAGAAATGGCAATTAACAGAGCACAACTCGTCAAAGAGTTAGTACCTGGACTCCATGCGCTCTTTGGTTTGGAATATGAGCGTTATAACAGTGAGCATGAAGACATTTTTGACACAGAAAGTTCTGAAAGAGCTTTTGAGGAAGAAGTGATGTTAACTGGGTTTAGTGAGGCTCCCGTTAAGGGAGAAGGTGCGCCTGTTGTCTATGATTTTGCACAGGAAGCGTGGACGGCTCGTTATACACATGATACAGTAGCTTTAGCTTTCTCGTTAACAGAAGAAGCAATCGAAGATAACCTCTACGATACACTTTCTTCTCGATACACGAAAGCCTTAGCACGTTCGATGCAACAAAGCAAGCAAGTTAAAGCGGCTAACGTTTTAAACAACGGCTTTAGTTCATCTTATGTAGGAGGAGACGGTAAGGCTCTTATGACCACCGATCACCCCACTGTAGGTAATGTTGATATGAAGAACGAGTTATCTACATCTGCCGATCTTAATGAAACTTCATTGGAACAAGCACTTATTGATATAGCTGCTTTTAAAGATGAAAGAGATCTTAAGATCAATGCGCAGGCTAGGAAATTAATAATTCCAGCCGCGTTGCAATTTGTAGCTGACAGACTCTTAGAAACACCAGGACGTGTCGGTACTGCTGATAATGATATTAATGCGATTCGCAATATGGGCATGGTCTCAGAAGGCTACGCAGTAAATCACTATCTAACAGATACTGATGCATGGTTCGTCAAAACTGACGTACCTAATGGTCTGAAGCATTTTGTTCGTACCCCTGTATCCACAAACATGGAAGGTGACTTTGAAACTGGAAATGTTAGATACAAGGCGAGAGAACGTTATAGCTTTGGTTGGAGCGACTGGAGAGGCATATTTGGCTCGCCAGGAGCGTAAAGAATTCGGGGAGGGGTTTACTCCTCCCCCTATTTTGATTTTTTAACCCGAGATAATTTGTTACATCAACTGACTCGGCAGACGTACTCCAAGATGATGTAGCGGTTTTAGTTAGGAGGAAACGATGGCTAAATCAACTTTTTCAGGTCCAGTAAGATCCCTTGCTGGTTTATACAGTTCAGGATACAACTCTGTTGTAAGTCTAACTGCTAATACAACCATTACAGTGGCTGCACATGCAGGTAGACCACTTTTATGTAATGATGCAGACGGAGTGTTTACACTTCCTAGTATTGTGGTGACAGAACCTGCAGATAAAACAGATCCAAATCAATTATGTAATTTAGGTGCTCAGTTCACTTTTATAGTAGTAACTGCTGCAACCGATATGGATATTGCAACGGATGGTACAGATAAGTTTGTGGGTGGATCATATACTGGTATCGACGACAGTGCAGCGGGTAAGACTTTTATTTCTGGTGCATCTAATGATACTTTTACTCAAAACGGTACCACTAAAGGTGGATTAGTAGGAAGTATTGTAGTTTTCACTGCAATGGCAAGTGCTAAATACCACGTAGCAGGACAGTTATTAGGTTCAGGAACTTTAGTAACACCATTTGCTGACAGTTAATAGGAGGTAAACTATGGCTAATACAGTCACAGGTCCTACTACTCAACTAGATGGTGAGAAAACTTTAATTGTTTACTGTTCAGTTTATTCAGACGGTAGCGCAAGTAGCACCACTTTGGTTGATGTTTCTGGATTGAATACATCAACATTAAATGGTGAATCATGTGCCCATGTCTCTTTAAATAAGATATGGTACAGTGTAGGTGGAGGAACAGATGCTCCTGCTTCCCTTGATTGGGACGCAACAACAGATGTAACCTTTTTAACACTGGCATATGACAATTCATTTGACTTTAGTTCATTTGGAGGATTAAAGAATACATCGGCATCAGGTTATACAGGGGACGTACTTTTGGTAGTTCCCTCAACTTCTGACGCAGGAAATGAATACACTGTTTGGTGTGAATTTTTAAAGTATTACGAAGCACCAGGATCTTAAACAATGGCGACTTCAGGAACTCGCACATTTAGTTTAAATGTAGCGACAGCAATAGAAGAAGCATACGAACTTGCGGGTTTAGAAGCCCGCACGTCGTATGACGCAGTTACGGCAAGGCGTTCGTTAAATATTATGTTTGCGGATTGGTCTAACCGTGGTGTGCAGATGTGGGAAGTTTCAAAAGTAACAACCACATTAACAGAAGGAACCAGTGAGTATAGTATTAATACTTACGACATAGATATTTTAGATGCCTATATTCAAAAAACTGAGAATAGTATAGTTACTGATTATCTTATTACTCGTGTAGATAGAAATGAGTTTGCAGGAATTCCAACTAAAGGAACAAAGGCTCGTCCTACACAATATTGGTTAGAACGACTTTTAACTCCTGTAATTCATCTTTATCCCACTCCCAACAATTCAACAGATAAACTCATTTACTATGTGTGGAAAAGAATTGAAGATGCTTCAGCATCTACTAATGACTTTGATTTACCGAGTCGATTTATTCCTCCTTTAGTTTCAGGTTTGGCGTATTATTTATGTCTTAAAAAGAATACTCAAAAACTTCCGATTCTACAACAACAGTATGAAAAGGATTTAATTAATGCATTACGTTACGATGAAGATCGCTCTGTGGTACATTTAGTTCCCAGGAGGGAATATATCTAATGGCATATGCATCGGGTAAACATGCTTTAGCAGTTTGTGATACTTGCGGGTGGGCTTATGCCTATCGTGTCATGCGTATGAGTTGGAAGGGTAATAAAGTATGTCCTGAGTGTTATGAACCTAAGAACCCACAAATTGACCCAGTTGCGGTAGGAGCAGATGCCGAAGCGTTGTGGCAACCTCGACCTGAAGTTCCTCTTCCTCAATCTCAATTAGGAAGAATTACAACAGTTGACCCGTCACAAGCAGTAATTGACGCCACGGGAACAAATATGATGACCTTTACCGATGACCCAATAGGAACTCCTTTTAGTGGGGAAGTTGCTACAGGTGCAGTAGGTGATTTAACAGTGAGTACAGACTAATGGCAGGATTTACTTATAGCGGCTTAAAGACAGCAATTCAGAATTATTTAGATAATGATGAAACTACTTTTACCAGTACCTTAGATACTTTTATACAGCAGACCGAAGAACGGATTCTTAAATCCGTACAATTACCTGTGTTTCGAAAGAATTCAACGGGTTCAGGAACCTCGGGAAATACATACTTAGCGACGCCAACCGACTATTTGTCACCTTATAGCTTAGCGGTTGTAGATAGTGATAGTAACTATAGTTACTTATTACTGAAGCATGTAACCTGGATTCGAGATTATACCCCAGCAGTAGCCACAACAGGAGAACCCCTTTACTATGCTCAGTTTGATGACGATACATTTATCTTAGCCCCTACACCAAATAGTAACTTTACGTTTGAGCTACATTATTTTTATCGACCTGCTTCACTAACTGCTGCAGGTGATAGTGGGACAACCTGGCTTTCGACCAATGCGTCTAATGCCATGTTGTATGGTTGTTTAGTGGAAGGAGCAATTTTTATGAAAACGGCACCTGATGAAATTATGGTGTATGAACAAAAATTTAAAGAAGCTCTCGCAACACTGAAAGCACTAGGGGAGTCGAAAGATGTAAGGGATGAATCCCGATACGATAATGTAAGAATGGCACCACAATAATGCTAAAAGAACCTATATCCGAATTAGAAGGCAAGAATATTGCGATTATTGCTATGGGGAATAGTCAACTAGACTATCATAAAATGATCACCCATAGTAAAAAATTTGATGAAGTGTGGGCAATTAACGCTATGATTGGCGTTTTAAAAAGAGTTGATAGAGCTTTTGTCATGGATCCAGTTAGTCGCTTTTTTGATACAGACGATGCAGGAAATATGACGGATATGATGAAGGAAACGCTTCCTATAGTAGATTACCCAATATACACGTGTGAGTTGGATAAACGAGTTCCTGCTTTAGAAGAATACCCTATCAAAGCAGTTACTACAGATTTAGCATGTGGATATTTTAATAATACTATCTCTTATGCAATTGCTTTTGCACTATGGAATAAAGTAGGCGGTATTAGTATGTTTGGTGC